ACTCATTTTTTAGGATTGACGATTTTTTGACCCCCCACCCCTTACTATAGTATAAAAGAGTCAGGAACCTTCTTACCCCTTTTAATTTTTTTAAAAATAGTATATATGTAAAAGAACCATGGAGGGTGACGCATGAATATTGGTGGATTAACGTCTATTCCAACTAACTCTGCCCCAAGGCAGATGTCGATGGGTGGACAGCCCCATATGCTTGCTTATATAAATCCGCAAGAAGCTCAGTTATTAAAAGACCGTGGTGGAATGGGCATAGCTTCATTAGGTGGAATTCCAGCTTTTTACAATCCTTCCGATGATATGGGTATGGATAGTTCTGTTAGTGATCAAGAATCTGTTTCAGCAGGCATGGGTGCGACATCTAGTTCAGGGGATCCAGGAATTGGTAACGTGACGTTTAGTGTAGACGATAAGGGAAATATATCTACGATTGGTGGTCCAAACACAAACATGGGTAATACTATGACCGATGTAAATTTTAGTGGTAATCAAGGCTATGGTTCAGGAGATGTAAGTACGACTAATTTAGGAGTAGGTGGTTATAATACTCTTGGCACAGGAAGAAACACTAATACTAATTTAGGATATGAAATTAGTAATTTTTTTAATAATTTAACACCTGCGGATATAGCAAAAGGTGGAATAACTGCACTATCTTTAATTTCTAATCCATTGCAAGGGATAGCACAAACTATATCAAAAGGAATGACGCTTAATGATTTAGTTGGGGCAGCACAAGGAAAAGGCAGTGGTCTTTTTGGTAGTGCCGCAGATATGGTTTCTAGTATATCAAAAGGTTTAAATGAACAAGCCAAGGGAAATTAAATGGCTCTTAATTCAATAGAAGATGTTCAATCGTTTATTGGTAGTGTAGACTTAACTACATTAAAACGAGACGAGTTATTAGAATTAAATTTAATTACCGACGAATTACAAAGACGTGAAAAACAAGAAGCGTGCCGTTCAGATTTCCTAAGTTTTGTTAGGACTATGTGGCCATCGTTCATTGAGGGTGCACACCATCGAGTTATGTGTGAACAGTTTAACAAAATAGCTAGAGGTGAATTAAGACGAGTTATAATAAATATGGCTCCTCGACATTCGAAATCAGAAATGTCTAGTTATATGTTACCCTCTTGGTTATTAGGTATTAAGCCAGATTTAAAAATAATTCAAGCAACACACACTGGTGAACTAGCCGTAAGGTTTGGTAGAAAAGTCAGGGATTTAGTTGATACAACCGAGTATAAGGAGATATTTCCAAATGTTTCATTGCGAGCAGATTCCAAAGCTGCAGGAAGATGGGAAACAACCGAAAGTGGTGAATACTTTGCTTCTGGTGTTGGAGGTGCCATTACTGGTCGTGGTGCTGATATACTTATCATTGACGACCCCCACTCGGAACAAGACGCATTAAGTGAAACGGCTATGGACATGGCTTACGAATGGTATACTTCTGGTCCACGACAAAGACTTCAACCTGGAGGAACAATCATTCTTGTGATGACAAGATGGTCAAAAAAGGATTTAACTGGGCAATTATTAAAAGCACAGATGGCAGATGTCAAGTCTGATAAGTGGGAACTAATAGAATTCCCTGCAATAATGCCTTCTGGACAGCCTGTTTGGCCAGAGTTTTGGAAATTAGAAGAATTAGAAGGAATTAGAGCGTCTTTACCTCATGGAAAATGGGCTGCACAGTGGATGCAAGAGCCTACAGGTGGAGAAGGTGCAATAATTAAGAAAGAATGGATAAAAATTTGGGAAAAAAATGAGCCACCTGTTGCCGATTATATAATTCAGAGTTATGATACTGCTTTTTTGAAGTCAGAACGTGCCGATTATAGTGCGATTACGACTTGGGGAGTATTTTATAAAGATGAGGGCGGTGAACCTAACATAATTTTGCTTGATTCTATTAAAGATAGGTACGATTTTCCTGAATTAAAAGAAGTTGCGTACGAAAACTATATACATTGGGATCCAGATGTAGTTATAATAGAAGCCAAAGCGTCAGGACTACCATTAACGCAAGAATTACGCAAAATGGGTATACCTGTACAAAACTATTCGCCAAACAGGGGGCAAGATAAAATTGTTAGGGCTAATGCTGTGGCACCCTTATTCGAATCTGGAATGGTATGGGTACCAGAAACAAGATGGGCAGAAGAATTGGTCGACGAGCTTACGGAATTCCCTAATGGTGAGCATGATGATTTGGTTGATTCCACTACTCAGGCTTTGTTACGATTTAGGCAAGGGGGTTTCTTAAAACACCCAGCCGACTATGAAGATGAACCTCTAGGTTACGAAGCAAAAAGTTTTGTTTATTATTAAGGATTTATTATGGCAGTTGAAAAAGTAGTTCCAATCTTAGAAGAAGAAACGGTAGAAGTAGAACTGACTCCTGTTGAAGAGGAAGTAACTTTTGACCCATCAAACACCGTTTTACTAGACGATGGTAGTGCTGTTGTTAATTATGAGGAGGAAGAAAATGAATCTGAAGACAACTTTAGTGCAAACTTGGCAGAAAATATGGAAGATAGTCAGCTTGGAGAACTTACGAATGAACTGCTCGCTGCTTACAAAGACGACCTCGAGTCAAGGGCAGAGTGGCTTGAAAGCTACATCGAAGGACTCGATCTCCTCGGAACAAATACTGACGAAAGAAGCGAACCGTTCAGGGGAGCGTCAGGTGTCTACCACCCCCTCCTCGCAGAAAGTGCGACGCAGTTCCAAAGTCAAGCGTACAAAGAACTCCTCCCACCGAGTGGTCCAGTCCAAACAAGGCTCATCGGTGAAACGAGTAAAGAAGTCGAAGCCCAAGCTCAAAGGGTAAAAGACTATATGAATTTTATGATTCTTGACGTAATGGAAGAGTTTGACCCTGAACTAGATCAGATGTTATATTACCTTCCCTTATCAGGATCTACTTTTAAAAAGACATATTTCGATGAAACACTAGATAGACCTGTAAGTAAGTTTGTGCCTGCAGATGATTTAGTTGTAGCGTATACCGAAAGTAATTTACAAACGTGTGGTCGTTTTACTCACGTTATTAATATGAACTATAACGATTTAAGAAAACTTCAAGTGTCAGGTTTTTATAAAGATATAGAAATAATTGAAGACGAACAAGCTGACGAGAATGAATCTAAAACAAAGATTCAAGATATGACAGGATTTAAACGATCTTCTCAAACGAGTGATATGGTAACTATTTTAGAAATGCATGTTGACTTAGATTTAGAAGGTTACGAAGATGAAGATAAAGACGGAGAAGCCACAGGAATAGCTGTTCCATATATTGTTACGGTACATGAAGAAACAATGGATATATTAGCTATACGAAGAAACTATAAAGAGGATGATCCTAAGAAACAAAAGATCAGATATTTTACTCATTATAAGTTTACTCCTGGGCTAGGCTTTTATGGTTTCGGATTAATACATATGATTGGAGGATTGACTAAGTCAGCAACTTCTATTCTTAGACAGCTAATCGACGCAGGAACATTAGCTAATTTACCAGCAGGTTTTAAATCACGTGGACTAAGAGTACGAGACGATGACCAACCCTTACAGCCAGGAGAATTCCGAGACGTAGATGCTCCAGGATCATCGATCCGTGACGCTATCATGCCACTCCCCTACAAAGAACCATCAGCAACTCTCCTCCAGATGCTTGGTGTGTTAATTGAAAGTGGTAGACGTTTCGCATCAGTCTCGGATATTAATGTAGGCGATTCTAATCAAGCCGCACCAGTGGGAACTACCGTTGCTTTATTAGAACAAGGTACAAAAATACTTTCTGCAATACATAAAAGGTTACATTTTGCTCAAAGGCAAGAATTACGGATATTAGCAGAAGTTATAAAGAATTCTACTCCTTCGGAGTACCCATACCAATCTGCTGGAGCAGAAGCGACAATAAAAGCGTCTGATTTTGACGATAGGGTTGATGTTGTTCCAGTAAGCGACCCAGCTATGTTTAGTATGAGTCAAAGAATAACTATGGCACAAACCCAACTTCAATTAGCACAGGCAGCACCACAAATCCATGACTTATATGAATCGTATCGTAGGATGTATTCGGCACTTGGGGTTCAGAATATTGATAAGCTATTACCACCTAAAGCTGAACAAGTACCAAAAGACCCTGCAAGTGAAAATATGGATGCACTTATGGCTAAACCAGTTAAAGCGTTTCAAGGACAAAATCACGACGCTCATGTAGCAACCCATAGTGCGTTTTTACAAGATCCTAATATGCAAAAGAACCAAATGGCAATGCAAGGCTTGATGGCACATATGCAAGAACATTTAGCTTTGAAATATAAAGAGCAAATTGAACAAGCTATTGGTCAACCCCTTCCTGCTGCAGGTCAAGTATTACCCCCAGAACAAGAAGCAATGTTGGCTCAAGCTACAGCAAAAGCAACTCAGGAGATTAGTCAAATGGCACAGCAAATCGCAGGAACAGGACAGTTTGATCCTATTGTAAAGTTAAAAGAGCAAGAGATACAAGTAGAACAATCCGAAGTACAGCGAAAAGCAGCATCAGATCAAGCAAAACAACAACTTGCTTTAGCAAAAATGCAACAAGATGCGATGTTAAAAGAAAAAGAGCTACAATCAGAAGAAGATATTGCAGCATTACGAGCAAATGTAACTTTAGCAACCTCGAAAGGATAAAATATGCCAAGCCGTATGAAACAAATTATGGATGAGTTAAAAGATGAAACTGATCCAGATAAAATTCAAATATTAGAACTAGATCTACAAACTCTTTTAGGTACTAAGCCAAAAGGAAAAGGCAAGGGTGTAAAAAGTAAATCTTTAGGTGGTTCTATGGGTGGAAATACTAAAGGCGATATGGATTTTGTAGGGGTTACAGGAGACGAAGTCTTAGCAACGAATATGTCAAGAGGTGGTCGTAAGGCTATAAAAGGATTAAAATTTAAAGGTATATTTTAGGGAGTTATAATGTCATTCGATCCTAACAGCCCAGCAAATAGGGCAAAGTTTTTAAAAGATAATCCAGATAAGACGGATAAGGATTATGATAAAATATTTGGTATAAAGAAAGAGCAACCCTCTTATAAACAAACTGATGCAAACAGAAAAAAATTTTTAAAAGATAATCCAGATATGAAGAGTAAAGATTTTGATAATATGTTTAAGGCAAAAGGTGATGTAAAAAAGAAAGCCCTTGGTGGTTACATGGGTAAGGTAATGGCAGGACGTGGTGGTTCATTTAAAGGTTCTTCTTAATGGATATAGTTACCTATTTACAAAAGGCAATTCAAGAACGACGAGCAGAGATTAGCGAAACGCTAATGTCGAGTGGTGTTGGCGATATAAGTCAATATCAACATTTCATGGGGCAAGTATCTGCTCTTGCATTTATGGAACAAACATTAAGTAAAATAAAAACAAATATGGAGACGCTAGACGATGACTAAAACACTATTCGTACCTGAACGTATAGCTCAGGAACGCTCGACTGCAGCAAAAAAAGCTACAGTATCGTCAAACTTAAATACTCTTGATCCATCTAAGTTTGGATTACCGAAAGAGAATGATAGTTTATCTGCTTTGGAAAAGTTACCAAAGCCTACTGGATGGAGAATTTTAATTCTTCCTTATATAATGCCGAGTGAGACTAAGAACGGCATAATCCTTTCAGATGAGACAGTTGAGCGTAATAGAATCGCAACTAATGTTGGCTATGTAGTCAGTGTTGGTCCAGACGCATATAAAGATAAAGATAAATTTCCTGATGGTCCTTGGTGTAAAAAGGGTGATTGGGTAATGTTTGGTCGATATGCTGGTTCTAAATTTAAAATTGTTGATGCTGAACCTCGTTTATTAAACGATGACGAGATTCTAGCAACGATAGGACACCCATCTGATATATTACATGTTTTATAAGGAGACTTAAATGGATAATACTCAATTAAAAGAAGAAGAAAAGACCGAACAACTCGAACTCAATATTGAAATTGAAGAGGATGAAGTTGAAACGGATTCTGGGGTAGAGGTAAAAAAAGAAAATTCCTCTACAAAAAATGATGATGAACTTGGTTCGTATACCGACGATGTCAAAAAAAGAATTAATACTTTAACTTGGAAGATGAGAGAAGCTGAGCGTAGAGAAAAAGCAGCACTTGAGTATGCTAAAAAAGTTAAGGAAGAAAATGAAAATCTTTCTACTAAGTATGATAAAACTAATGAAGACCTTCAGGAACAATATGGAGGGAAAATAACTAGTCAATTATCAGAAGCAAAACGAGCATATAAACTAGCTTATGAGGAGGGCGATGCTGATCAAATGGCAGAAGCTCAATCTGTAATAGCAAAATTAAGCGTAGAAGAAGAAAATGTTAAAAAAGAAAAAGCTAGGCTTGCTACAAAGAAGGAAGAAGTAAAAACTGTTGAAGAACAACCACTCCAGCAAAATAAACCTGCTCAAGAACCAGATCCAAAGGCTGTAGAATGGGCTAGTAAAAACGACTGGTTTGGAAAAAACGACGCTATGACCTTTACAGTTTACTCAATTCACCGTAAGCTGACAGAAGAAGAAGGTTTTGATCCTACCTCTGATGACTATTACGCAGAAGTAGATAAAAGAATAAGAGACGAATTTCCTCATAAATTTGAGGATAACAGAACAGGAACAACTCGTAAAAACGTCCAAACGGTTGCACCTGCAAATAGAAACGTAAAAAATGGACGCAATACTATTCGCTTGACCAAAAGTCAAGTGGCTATCGCTAAAAAACTTGGAGTACCACTCGAAGAATACGCAAAACATGTGAAGGAGCCAACTTAATGTCACAAAATATTACGAATAGAACCTCACGTGCTGCTGAAACTCGTTCAACGCAAGAACGCAAGAGACCTTGGAAACCAGCATCATCTTTAGAAACACCACAAGCCCCTGAAGGCTATAAATTCAGATGGATAAGATCCGAAGTACGAGGATTTTCAGATTCCAAAAACGTCGCTTCTCGTTTACGAGAGGGATGGGAGTTTGTTCGTGCTGACGAATATCCAGATTTTCATGCACCTACCATTGAAGACGGTAAGCATGCTGGTGTAATAGGAGTTGGTGGGTTAATTTTAGCCAAGATCCCATTAGATGTTGTCGAAAGCCGTGCAGCTTATTTTGCAAGTCAAACTGCAGATCAGATGACAGCCGTAGATAACGATCTTATGAAAGAACAGCACCCTTTGATGCCTATCAGCAAAGAAGGGGGTAGTCGTGTAACTTTTGGTGGTCCGAGAACGAAAGTTTGAGGATCTAATTTTTAACTTTAATTCGGAGATTTTGAATTATGGCAAACAGTAATGTGTCCTTTGGCTTAAAGCCTATAGGGATTTTGGGTGCAGCACCCTACTCTTCAGGAGTAACTGAATACCGTATTGCATCGGATAATAGTAATCCGATCTTTCAGGGTATGGCAGTTATTCCATTAGCAGCTGGAGTTATTGATGATCTACAGGCAGCAGCAGGTGGAAACGTCGGTATCGCAGGTGTGTTTAATGGTTGTGAATATGTTTCTTCAACAACAGGAGAAAGAATATTCTCTAACTTTTGGCCAGGATCAGGGGCAGATAGTAACTTCCCTGTAAAGGCTTTCTTGTACGATAATCCTAATCAGTTATTTACTATATGCACTTCTAACGTAGTGTCTGCAGCAAATACTGAAGCAGAGATTCGTGCAGCAGTATTTGCAAATATTGCTTTCGCAACTGGAAACAGTGGTTCTACAACTACTGGTATTTCAACTGCAACAGCAGATTTAAATACTATAGCTACTACCAACACTTTAGCATTAAGAATTATGGGTGTCCAAGATGACCCTGAAAATTCTGATTTTACTGCTGCTGGTATTCCATTAATTGTTCGTATAAACAACCACTTCAATGCACCAACTGGTTCTATTGCTGCTGGTACTGTTTCTACAACTGGCGTATAAGGGAGAGTGAATAATGGCGATTTCACGTGCACAACTAGCTAAAGAGCTAGAACCAGGATTGAACGCA